ACCGTGCTCAGTGTATATAAAAAAATTGTCTTCAGCTAATACATTGTAACCTGCGTAAGCATAACTGTTTCCACCACTAAAGTCATTTGGGCCACTCCATGTTCCAGTTTCAGTATCCTTAGTAACTGCTTTAACTCTACCTGAATTAGAGTTACTAGTGAAGTAACCAAAAACTGCTTTTTGCCCATCAGGGCTAATGTCTGCTCTAAGGTCAGATGGATTATTTAAAGTAAAAATAAAATCAAATGTGCGTAGCCAGTTGCCGTTGATCAGCTCAAAGACATAGCAATTTCTATCTGCAGAACCACATGCGATGGTCAACCCATCATTACTGACTGAACAACTTAGACCAAAATTGCCGTCACTTGCAGATGAAGCAGTATCAACTGCATAAATTTTATGGCCTACGATTGTCGCAAGTGATGGATCTGCGACTGCATCGTAAACGGCCACATACCTTCCTCCAATTGAGTCAGTGGCACACCTAACCACATAAGCCCCATTTTTTGATGCTTTTACTGAGTGGTGAGTGTCTGCAAGAAATGAATCAGAAAGATTGGGAGCTACATTGTAGGGACTGTCAATTTTAGCTATATAAGAACCTTGTCCATGTGTTACTACATCATCCTTTTGGTATGATCGTCCATCCTCTGTATTCCAATCTCCTTTGTAATCAAAAGCAGCAGCTTCACCTGCTGGCCCTGGCTCACCCTGGGGGCCTGTGTCACCAGTTTCACCTTTTTCGCCTTGTACACCAACGCCAGTTGCAGTTCCAGTGACATTTAAGTTTCCGTTTATCTGTACCTCAGTCTCAGAGATCTGGACGCAACTTGGGGTTCCCTCTCCGTCCTCTATGAATCTAAGAGTTTCATCAACTCCACTATTGAAATTACTTACCTGTAGTAAATCCTTATAACTGTCTTTAATTGCTTTGCCTTCTAAGGTGCTCATTATTTTTTATCCTCCATCATCCCAATTAACATTTAAATCACTCCACGGAGTGGATGAATCCCAACTCGCTAAAACAACTTCTGAACTCACGCCAATATCTGTGGTTGCGTTACCGTAAAGAACAGCTTGCCTTCCAGATCCATCAAATGATGCAAGTATTAATGAATCAGGATTTCCATACATCACTGCATTTCTAGCAGATGTAACAGTTGAAATATTTGTTTGAGAAAATACGGTAGCTCTCTTGGTGAAGCTTGAACCAGAAACTTCATTATTTAAAGTCACTGATGAATCAGTATTTCTAGAAAGCAATGATTGCTTGCCCCTTACGGTAGTATCAGCAGTTAAGAAAGTTGAATCAATTATTGCCCTCTTCGTGTATTGTCCTGCTTGTGAAATTACTTGAACCCCAGTGGTTGAAGTAGTTGATCCCTGGCGAGTCCTGCCACCTTCAGCATCAGCAGAGAACGCAATATCAGTTTGAATATCAACCAAATTAGTTTTTTCACATTTGATTGGACTGATGGAAATTCTGACCATTGCATATGTATCATTATAATGACCAAATATGTATCCCTTACGCACAATCTGCTGGGCACGAACCCTAAACATACTGCCAATGTAAATATGTGTGCTGCTCTGGAAAACTGGCATGCTACCAGTTACTCTATTTGATTCGATAGTTATGCGACTTAATGCACTTCTTTTCTTTACCAACTGCTTGCCCTCTGCGGACAAAGATAGAGAAACTTTAAAATCAGATTTAGCGAATTTTACTTCCCCAATCTGCTCTTCCGTGACCTGGGTCTGCAGCGTACCCCTGGAATTAATTCTCCTGTAAGGTTCACTTGAAATAGTGTAAGGCAATGCTCTGTCTTGCTGGCTATTTAATTTATCCACTTCCCTCACAAGAAGCTCTAGCACCATGTAGTCCTGCATAGTAGCCTTTTCGTGCTGGCCCTCTCCTTGGAGCCAACTTTTATAAGCATAAGCTTTTATTGCTGGTGCCAGGAAACTGGGCACCTCAGCATTAGTACCGCCAGAAGTATATGTAGGTGCATCCTTTCTGAACCGTAACCAAATATAAGGCTGATCAGTTTCACTTGGCTCAATGTAAATTCCTTCGCGACCTTCTCTCCAGTTAGCTGGAGTCTCCTCATTGTACCTGGGATCCTTCCAGGAGGCACTAAGCATTGTGCCAATTGTATCGTAACCAGTTTGCTCGTAAGCAATGTAACGCTCAAAAGTAGTATCTATCAGCTCCCAGTAAGTTGCATCTAGTGGGGTAATTTGGTCCCATTCATAATTAACTAATTTCGTGACCCCAGTTGCTTCAGCAATACAAATATAAGTCTCACCTTCATATGCAACTTTTGCCCCAATCTGGTATAGTCCATTCTCAGTCCAGGCTGGATCTGGATTACTGTCACCTACCTCATACCAAATGCCTAATTGAGTATCAGGTGATGCACTTGTGTTGTTTTCATCATCCCTCAATCTCCAGTATTTATTCTTGTGGTAAACCTCATCACCATTTGAATAAGTAGTATTACTGCTCCAGGGCTCCCTGTAATATCTTTTTTCCGTTACGGTAAATTCAGCCCAGGGATAATAATCCCAGCAGTACCTTGTCGCATCATTGATATACTCTGCGAACATATCTTTTTCGTGAGCTAATATGGTGGCACTCGAAATGCCAGCCATTGCTGCTAGTCCTTTTTCTAAACTAGCGTAGGTTATTGACCTCACTCTAAATAACCAATTCTGCTGACTTGCTTTTTATTGAAACCAGTTCCTTGAAGCGATTCTCAAACCAATCAAGAAAACCTTTATCCTTCCAACATTCGTAACCCAGCTTTCTCCCCCAGAAATGATAAACTTCCTGGCAGACCTTCATTCGCAACCTACCAAATGGCAGGTTTTTTCTTTCTCCTCCAGAGACCCTTTTTTCAGCCTCCATGAGTTTTATCTGTTCACTTTCAGCAGTAGCAAGCTCCCCTTCAAGGTCAGTAAGGAATGCCTCACGAACTTCGTTCGTGTAATTCTCCTTACCAATTATTATTTCCTCAAAGGGAAGCATTGCACTACCGAATGAAACTAAACCTTAAGTAAGGCTATATTTACCGTGATCAAGTCCACCACTGTAGGACTTAAGGGAGAACACTGACTCAATGATTGAGCGTGGACCACCTCCAAGATCTGGCAATTCGCGAACAGAAGTTTCTTCTGCGAATGCTGCCTCAAGCTGAGACATATTTAATATGAAAAGTGTCTTTTGACCTTTAGATGCATCAAACGCTCCTGCGTCTCTTGCATCTTGCTCTAAGAAACTTGACAGGTTCAAAGTCACAGTTCCAAAGTCACTTTCTATAATGTCAACTGCTGCACTAAGACGACCTTCATCTGTGTCGCGATTGGACACAACCAGGTTGTTTGTGCGTGGAGTAAATAAAGAAAAGTTTGAAATAGTTTTCTTCATTTGAGTTCCGCAAAGACCAAAGAAAGTCTTATCAGATTCTCCAGTTTGCTCATAGATCGATTGAAGAATATCACGAATATCTTCTTCCTGAGCAGCAGCAGCACCAACGGATTTAATCGAGTTTTCAGGAGTAAGGAAATCCGATGGCACAGGCAAAGTTGTCTGTGGAGTCGAAGAGATCCATTTTCCTAATCCGCGAGTCTGGTAAGGAGCAGCAGTTGTTTCTTGTGCAGTTTCCTGGGAGGAACAAAGGGTGGCTTCGATATCTCGTTTTGCAGCAACTAAGGCTTTTGCAATCGAGTTAGCCATTTCCTTTTTGTAACCAACGCCAGCTACATCAGATACCATATTCGCCAAACGAGAGACTTTAGGTACTCGTCTTGCGTACTGAAGATATACTGAACACTTTACACGATCATCGTAATTCTCAAAATCATTTGAGTCGATATCAGCACCGTCAATTGGCAAGTTGTTGGAAATGCCAGCAGTGTAAGTTGCAGTGCGAACTAAATTATCTTTGTGCTTATCTAAGGGCCACTCAACAAATGAATTTTTTGGGGCAGCACCCTTCTTTACTTGACTCAAAAAAGGCGTTGAGTGCCTGTCAATTATCGTCATCAAGTCGCTTAATGATTCCCGTTTCAGGGACTGATCTCTTTCAACTATTCCAGCCATGTTATTTTATCTCCTAATTTAATAATGATTCAATATATGAGGCTGCATCCTCGACTGAACCGTTAGTAGCCTGATTTAGGAGTGACTTTTTGTTGGTAGTTTTCTTTAAAGTAACTGGTGCTGCTCTGCTTGGAACTGGTGCTTTTGGTGCAGTTGTCGTCTTAATTGGCTTTTTGGAAGTTCTGGCATTAATTGCCTTTATTCCTTCAATAGCATAAGCGACTGTGAGAACTGCATAAGGATCCCTTTCGTAATAATCCTTAATGTATTTATTTTTACTTAACACCTCGCGTACCTGTTGCATTTCAGGGCTGGCCTGGTCTTTCATCCAATCAAATGTAGCTAAGGCAGACCTTCTATTTTCCTCCTTCTGCTGCAATCTTTGTGCAGCAAGTGGAATGTTTTTTCTTAAGTCTCTATCAGTCTCAACCATGAGCTTTCTTGCTTGCTCATAATCAACCTCATGCTCATTGCCTGATGCATCAGTGTATTCACCTCCATCAGGATTTTCCAGCAACCACTCTCGTAAATGCTCAGCTTCACTTTCCCTTGATTGAAGTTCCTTAAAGTCCTTAATGCCTTCAAACTTATCCATCCCTTTAGGGTCTGGAGTTTGTGTGACTGGAGTATTCTCCAGCTCTTCAATCTTAGCTCTTAATTCTTCAGCTTCCGCTTCAGCTTTATTCCTAGCCTCGATTAATTTGCCAATGCGTTTTTTAACTCCTTCAGGCTCTTCAACCCTGGGCTCCTCAACCTCCTCGACATTGTCCACTAAATCGTCAGTAGACGCTTCTTCTTGGGGCTCAGCTTGCTCAGTTTCTTCTACCTCCTCAGTCTCCTCAACTTCCTCAGTTGGCTCCTCTGGTTCTGGTGATGCACTCTCAAAGAACGATGATGAATTTAGCCCTGCTGCCTCAGCTATATCGCCAATGCTAACAATTCTACTGTCATCATTTGTTTGATTTTCTGTCTGCGTTAAGGGCGCGACCCCTTCATTATCTGCCATAGGTTTTTGTGTTCTCTGACGGTGGAACGGTTTACTCGATGTACCGCATCGGACGGATTGGTTAATGTTAACCTAACAGAAATTAAGATTTACAATGTCTCAACACTCACTTCCTAAGTGAGCCTAATTGCATCAAATAAACCTATACCAAACTCTTCTGACTAGTTGGCTATGAGCATCCGAAAACTCATTTCCTCGATAAACTTCGATTAGGCCATCATCGATTTTTTCAGACACATACCTATAGGTTCTATCTTTACCCCAGTTCATCTTTGACCTTAATTCGTTAATAGTAAACCAGTCGTCACCTGACGGTTTATTCTCATTTGGCAATGGTATGTCACCTAATTTTTTTGCCCAACCTGTGGCCATATAAATTTACCTTCAAATTTTTTAACTATCCATGCAGCCCAACTTCTTTTCGAGAAGTACCCAAAAACGAACCCTGGCTCATGGGCCAGCCTGTTAACCTTGGCCCTATTCCATTCCATGCTTGTCTGAGTTAAGCAACCTGCGGAAATTGCAGAAGCCCCATTTCTCCTGGGAGCTGAAAAAGATTGTATGGAGTGAATGTGACCGTGAATGTAGCAGCCTCCATCTGGTGCAAATGTCATTGCATGCTGCTTAGTCGCAGAAACTGCTCCATGAAAATATCCATGAACAAATGTAATTTTACCTAACTCTAAAACACCTTTGTCAACGGAGTAGGGGAGCATTTTACATTTCATGGCTTTGCATGTTTGCTCAATGTCCCTTATCCCCATCCTGGCGGTATCACGCACAATCCCAATTGAATGTCTTTCTGCGGTTTGCCACAAACGATCATCATGGTTTCCCAGTAGGAAATAATGTGGCTGCCATGTTTTGAGGAAACTCATTCCTGCCTCAACATCAGCCTCCATTGACTCTCTTTTGTCTGCAGGGTCTGCGTTCCTCATCAATGGGGAGAAGTCAAAAAGATCTCCACCGAAAATTTTTACATCTGGATTAAACTCTTCCGTAAAATTAATAAGTGCAGATACTGCCTCGTGATCCTGCATGTCTCCATGAAGATCACTCGCGAAGATAAAAGACTTCACACTAACAGGACCTTTTGCCTTTTACGGTTGCTCTCTTTACTTTCTTTTTTCTGGTGTAGGGCATTAATCTTCCTCCAAGACTATGTCAGATTCAAACTCCAGAACATCTTCGTCAAGCCACTCATTAATGTCATCCATAGCGATTTTAGCCATACGCATATCATCCATGTCAGCCTCCTCAATCCATCGCTTTAATAACGCTCGATGTTCTTTTTTGAACTTCTGCTCTGGGGTATCTTCAAAAGTCATTTTCTATATTCCTCTATTCTAGATTTAAGGCCTGATATAGCATCTACTCTACCAGCAGCATGTGAAAATTTAGTCACATCATTCTTAGGGTCAGATACATCATTAACGGCATCAAGAAGCATATTATCCAATATTGAATCAAGGGCCTGCCAAAGCTTTGCACCTTCACCAATATCACTAAACACTCGCTTCACATCATCACCACTCATGGGTTCTGGGTACTTAACTAATGTAGCTCTCTTTCTACCAAACATTAGTAACCTCCTCCCATTACTGGCTTAACTCCAACCTTGCCAATTTGAGCATTCTCACGCTGCTGCATTCCAAACTGGAGATACTTCATTCTGTTATCAGCTAATTGCTTAACCAGTGGTTTCTCAGCCATTTTCCTTTGGATCTCTTCAGATGAATTAATAATTTGCTCAGCAGTTTGAGCCCTCAATTCAAAATTCACTCCCTCCTTTGGAAGTGGCTCAATTTCATTAGCAATCTTGACCCATGAATTTTGCTCGTCTTCAATTTCCTTTTGAGCAGCAGACTGCTTATCCATGATCACCTGCTTCGCGAGCATTGGATCAATTGACTCAGCAATAATTTCAAGCAGCTTATTTCTATCAAGAGCACCTGTTACATCGAACTGGGTGAGCTTTGTCACTGCATCCAATTTCTTTTCCATGAACTCTGGATTCAATGTGTCCACTGAAAATCTAAGCGAAAGATCAAACCTTCCTTCAATGTCCTCCTGGGTCATTGCAATTTCCTCAACTGGGCCACCTGTTATTCTCGCGACAAACTCAGGAGATAGGTACTGCTGGCATAAGCTAAGGGCCTGCGATAAAGCTTCCCTCCAGGAGTCAAGCCAGCGATTCACCATGCACTGCTGATACAGTGCTTTTGCTTCTGGCTTCTCTGGATTACCAAAGTATCTTTCAGCATCCATAATCGCAGCCTGCTCTGCCTCCATCGAGCTCTGAGATAGGGGAGGAGGGGGCAGCCAATTTACATCATCTGGCCTGGTTATTGTTATCTGCGAAGCAGGTGCAACCAATAGATTCAATCCACCTCTGCGAGCATTGACCAACAATGGAGGTATAACACCTATTTGGCTGGCATCGTTTCTGAGGTCTCTTTGTACTTTAGCTTCGTACTGATTTGTGGCAACAAGTTCAGAGATACCTCTAGAATCAAATATAGATCTAGATAACCTTTCCCTGGTGAACAAGACGAACGGCATTTGGTTGTGTCCATACTCTAAAATTTCATGCTTACCATACGAGTCTGGTACATGTGACGAAAATGCAGTGCAGTAGATGGCAGGAACATTTGTATCTTCATCATAGACTCGATGGTAAGCATAAAAAATCTCGTAAAGGTCATTGAAGTCACCTTCCACGCCTTTACCCATTGTGTGGACCCCTAATTGAATTGGGTTCCTGTAATCGTATTCCGCAACGCCAGATTGGCCCTCAGATTTCTCCAGGACCTGCTGAACGAAATCTTCATCAAAGCCCTCAGAAACTATTTTATCTCTTAGCTCTGTCTCAGATAACCATTCGCGTCTCATAATTACCCTAGCACGATCAAGCTCAGTGCAGTTAGCATCTACAAAGATATCTTCATATAATCTATGAGCTACAAATCTTGGGCGATTCTCATGGATTGCTGGAGTTGGTAATTTTGTTTGACCAGTCTCCCTAAATTCTTTCAGGCCTCTTTTCAGAACATTTTCTTTTACTCCAACAAAAACTCTAGCCATTAGGCCAAGAGCATCTTCTTCCATATCTGGATCCTGGAGAACTGTCAGAATTTTTTCCACTGCAAGCTCATCTCCACCTTGCTGCGTGACCATCTGTACAACATCTTGTACAGTAAACTTTTTCATCCGCATGATGGTTTCTTGCTGCCAGTAAACTCCCAAAATGCCAATTGCTGGAGATCCAGAAAACATTTCCTGGGCCAAGATCTCAACTTCCCTGCGTAGTTCAGGCAGCATTCGTTGCTCCAGGAAATAAGCCAAGCAGTCACGCCAGTAGGCTGCTTTTTTCTGATCACTTGTCTCTAAACCAGAGACTGACATATTTGCCCTAAAGAAACTCTCCAGTGCCATATGCACATGCTCATTAATTAGACGGTCAGCCAACCTCATGTGTATATCGCTGGCCCCTTCCCAGGGTATTGGCCTGCGTCCTAAATGCTCCTCGTGCTTTCTTCCGTCATCTGACTGGCCTGACCATTTTGCGTAACGAACAT